ATTTTTTCGGCTCCTTTGCCCTGAATTTTCGACCATTCCTTGTCTGCCCAAGATTTGCCGGGGTCACCGCCCCACAAAGCCCATGCAATTCGACCCGCGCTTGGGTAGCCATCCTCGCCGGGTCTGAACCCTTGCGCCTCTTTGTCCACCTCATGTCGCGCAAAATATGACACCATGCGCCCAATTGTGTCATTACTTAGGTCAACTCGATTGGAAATATCACGCGCCCGAGCGACTCCGACCTCAGTGCCGCCGCGCCCATATTCAGCACGCCACGCAAGACCGCGCTCTGCTTCTTCCACCATGGCTTGTGTTGGCACTGGCATGGCTTACTCTGTTGGCCGCGCAGCAGCCGATGCCCCAAGACTTGCCAGAGGCGCGAGGTTGACTTGTGCTGTCAATGTGTCTGCGCCATCCATTCGAGGCAAATTCTCAAGCTGGCGATACTCGTTTCGGGTCATCAAGCCATTTTGAACAGCCTTAGATCCAGCCTCAAGCCTGTCCAGCATCGATCCACGCAAGATGGCGTCGAGCGAGAATTCGACAGTGTAAGTCTGCCGCTGGGCTGGGGTCAGCACCCTGCGCTCAAGCGACTGCTCCAAGCCTTCAAGCATTGGCCTCAGTTTGAATTTGTAGAAACCCTCGATCAGTTGACTGATACCCGTGCCAAATGTGGTGGTCTTGGCCGTGTCGTTAATCAGCACAGAGGAAATGCCAAACCACCTTGCGATGTCTTCCACCGAGAATTTGCGGGTGTCCAGCAATTGAAGATCAGCAGGCGACATGCTCAAAGGCTCAAACTTTGCGCCAGCCTCCAGCACTAGCAGATCATCGTCGTTGCCCTCGACCAGCCCACGGTAATTCTTGCGGATGGCCTCGCGCTGCTCTTCTTTCAGCACCTTGTCGATCATGAAAACGCCAGGGCGCTTTGCAGATTTGCGGAATACGTTGGATGAGTGGTTTTGTGCGTCGATAGCCACGCCGACAGAATTACGCATGTAATCAAGGCGCGACATGCCGATAACACCGTTGCCTTTATCACGCCAGTGCCAAATGCTCGATTCAGCATAATGAACAATCTTGCCCTCATAGCTGTATTTGTAAACCAGTGACCGATCAGGCAGAACGTCGATCTCCATTTGATCTGCGGCCAATGGCAGCATCTCGATCACTTCGCCTGCATCATTGCGCACCAGCCGCGCATAAGCATTGCCGCGCAGCAGATAGTTCATGGTCGAAAACTGCCAGAACTCCATTGGCGTGTGCCGACGATTCGGGTTTTCGTGCAGCAGTGTCCAAAGCTGTGTGTCTCGGGCCAGTGTCTTGTTGCCCTGCTCATCGCTGGCACGCCTGTAAACAAACAGGGGCAAAGAGGCGATGTTGTCGGTCAGCAGTTCAACAGCAGCCCAAACCGCGCTGACTTGCAGCGCCCCGTCGATGCCGTAATCTTTGTTGTTGTCGTAAACACGGGTGAATGGCTCTCCATACTGGATGCCTTCTTGTTGCCCTGTCGATCCGACATTGCCAAAGAATCGCCGCAGTGATTGGTAAAATGTGCCCATGTCTTCAGCCGTGTTTTATTACAAGTGGTGAACTGAGGAAATCGTCAAAATCTCCATCGTCCTCGTCGTTGTTGGTCATGGCCGCAGCAATTGCCATTGCAAGTGCCACCGCCCCGTCGATTCTACCTGTGGCCTTGGCCTTGTTCAGTTTTCTGTTTCCAGCCGCATCGCGCTCAATCCGAGCATTCGCCATGCACATGGTCAAAACGGGATGCCCACCATGCGCCACTTGCTCATTTAAAAGCAAAGTTTCTAATTGATCGACAGCAGGGGCCATGTCCTTAAAGCCTTGACCGAATGGCTCTAATGGTATGTCAAAACCAATATTCTCAAACTCTTTTTTCAGTAAATCAAAGCGCCATCGGTCGAAATTGGCCTTTTTCACCGTGCAATCGGCCAATATTTCGCTCATTTCACGCGCAACAAACGAATAATCCACAGATGCACCGGGGGTTGTTCGCATAAATCCTTGGCTCACCCACACATCATAAGGCGAACGATCACGCTTGGCACGGTCTTTCAAACCCTTTTCAGGTGTCCAAAAGTAGGGTTTCACATGAAATTTTCCGTCCTTTTCGCCCAATATCACCATCGATGTCAGGTCATTTCGCCCTGATAAGTCGATTCCGACCACCACCTCACCATCATAAAACGCTGATTCATCAGGGTCTTGGCTGTTCAAAAGCCAAATGCCGCGAGAAATGAAGGGCGCGACCATCTCCACGCGCTGATTCAGCACCAGGTTGCGGAACGTCGGCTCAAATGATGGCATTCGTGCCGCACGATCAGCTTGTTCTTCCACATCGGCCAAACTTCGGAATTTCCCGAGCGCCGGATTTGCCAAAGCCCATGCTTCACGGTCATCCAGTGGGCAATCCTTGGGCGCTGCGTACAAGTGGCAGACAATTCGCTTGTCTTGGCTCTGAATCGCGTCATCCAGCCAAATGCTGAACAGATCGGCATCGCTGCTGGCCTGCGTGCTGATCGCAAACAGCATCGCATCGGAATAAGCGCCCTGCCCGGTGATGATCGCATCAATGAAATCAGACTGTGGCCCTTTGACCTGGCCAACTTCATCCAAAATGGCCAGCACTGGCGATTTGCCATGCGCCGTTTTGCCCTCTGCGCTCACCGCCTGATACTCGACATTTCGCGCCAGCCCGATCAGCTTCTTTGAACTGGGCACAATCCTGATGACCTCGCCCAGTGCTGGCGACATCATCACCATCTTGCTGGCATAGTTGTAAACCTCGGCTGCCTGCTCTTTGCTCATCGCACCAGAAATGATCCGGCTGTTTTGCTTGGCCTCTGGCCCAGCGATGTGCGCCAGCAAAATGCAGGCAATGGTGGCCGTTTTGGAATTCTTACGCGCAATTGACAAAAAAGCCCTGCGCGTGCCATGTGGGTTGTCGTAGATTTCCAAGATGAACCGCCGCTGAAATGGCTCAAGCCTGATCGGTTTGCCGATCAGATCGCCCTCGGGGACTATAAGAAACCGTTCCACGAATGCACAAACACGCTCACCACGGGTCAGAATGGCCTTTTTGACAGGTTTTTTTGTCATCATGAGGCCAATAGGTCATCTTCAAGCAATTCGTCCTTGGTTTCCCTGCTCTGGCGCTCCAGGTTGCGCTGCTTGGCCAAGTCTCGGGGATCAATTCCAGCCGCCGCGCCTGTAATCCGCAAGGCACGCATCAGCGCCATTTCGCGCCGTGCCAGTTGCTCAAGCACCGCATGTCGAGGATTCATCACTGGCGTGCCCCGTGCGTTTTCGATCACGCTGCCCTCAGACTCCAAAGTTTCGGATTCTTTTTCGATGTCGTATTGCGTGCGTGCCAACTGCGCGGCCACCACCAGATCTGTCTCGATCCACTCACTCCGCGCACGCGCACGAATGATACCGTCCCAGAATGGGATGTGTCTTTTGTCCAGCCTCACATGCGCGGGAATGTCGGGCAGTGGTTTTGATGCGTTGACCATCGCGTCGATGGCCGATGCGGCTGAGTCTGATCTGGGTTTGCGTTTTGTCATGGGGTGGCCTCAAAAAACGGTCGGCAAAATTTCGGGATTGCAAAAAAACGATGGAGCCATGCCGGTTTACAGTAATTTCTCGCTAGGGTTTTGACCCGCCCTACCCGGCTCTGGGCCAATCGGCCAGCCATCGACACCGATGGTGGGCTTGAACCGAACTCCGAGATCATCTGCGGACTTCTTTCGATGGCATTCGACGCAAAGCATCTGCAAGTTGTCATCGTCGTTGCTGCCGCCCATAAACAGGGGCAAGATGTGATCCATCTCCGCGCCTGGGGTCACCAATCCTTTTTCCTCGCACATCCTGCACAGTGGTTGACCTTGCATGATTCGGACTCTCAAACGCTGCAAGATTCGGCCTCTTGGCCGTTCTACTGTCTGTGTCTTTGGTTGTGTTTTCATGTTAATCCTTTGCAAGCCATTCGGTCAAATGACCTTTGGCCTGCTCTGATGACGTAGCGATACGAACCACAGCACCAACACCTTCCATTTGAAGTTGGACAGATTGTTGTTCTGCACTTACCTTGCCTTTGCCATCCGGCCTCTTGAACTCGATGGCAAGAGTTGGGCGATCCAATGCGAACAGCAGCACATCGGGCACGCCTGCAAGCATCCCCTCTTGGGTCAGCCTGATGCGCTGAGATGCTGAGACATCCCCGCCATTGGGCACGCTGAAGATCACCAACTCTGGGTGAAACGTGCGAACGTGCTGCACGAATTTAATCTGCTCGACTGATTCGGTTGATTTTCTTTTGATAAATGGTTTCTTTGTATCTGACATTATTCCCACCATTCTTTCACATTAAATGCCTGTGCTGCCTGTTTGGGTTTGTAGTTGTCGCATCGGTGTTTGATGTCGATTGGAATATATGAGCGTTGGCCTCCATTACATTGCCAGCCAATATATTCAACCCTTGCCCATCCATTTCTGATTTTGACAATATCAAACATCCAGTGATTTGCGATATGGTTTTCTCGCCTGATCTTGTCAAACTGATCTGATGGCATGTTGACCGTGTGCAGGTGCTGGGCCATGTGCTGGCACATGTTGCAGGTGATGCGCTCATCATCGACCCAAGTGGCAGGGTCTGCCAAAAAAGAATGATGTACCCCCCCCTCATTTCTTTCCAGACAATCTGGGGACACCCCCCCTCCCCTTTGTTCCATTTTCATGTGTTTGACTCCATGCGGGGATTAATACTCAAATGCTTTGCCAAAATCGGCAAAAGTCGACCGGACACCCCCCAATGAATGGTCCGGTCGTCCGGTCGACTTTTCATCTTCAAAATTTCACCATGCGTGTGGATGGAATGTGCACCAAGGTGCACATATCCATCACAACACCCCTTGGCCCTTGGCGACCGGACGGTCCGGTCGAGGTCCGGTCGAGGTCCGGTCGTCCGGTCGACTTTGATGTTGTTTGAATTCATCCCAGTTGCACCCAGCAGTTGTTGTCGGCATCAGGTGCGAATCTGCTGAAGATGGCCGCGCCAATGGCCTTTCTTGTTCCTCCCTTGTCACCGCCTGGAACATTCAGGTAAATCTCATCCCATTGAAGCCTGTGGCAGCCTTGCATCTCTTCTGGTGGATTTTTGGGCACATGGCTGCCTTTTCTAATAATCACGCCTTCAGGGTGCTGGTTAATAACAGACTGGATAAATGAGCAAGCCTCATCGCATTTATCCATAATGGCTGCCCTTGCATTTTCTTCACTTCTTTCGGCTGCTGCCTTAATCCTTAATTCCTCGCTGCTGATGTGAGGAACAGATACCCGACAAACGATCTCTTGCAACTCACCATCGGCATCGGTTACTGCCTCAGTAAATGTCTGGGAATCGAATCTAATTTCCCTGAATGTTGGCTCATAGCGGGTCTTGGTCAGCTTCATGTATCGCTGATTGTCATTGTCCAAAAACAAGATGCCTGTCAGGGTTGCATCGCCTGTGAAAGCCGATGCGCCTCGGGCCTGTGCATCGCTGTCTTGCCTGCTGATCGTTTTGTTGGTGTGGGCTGTGATGCAAACTGGCACGCCCATTTGCACGAACAATGTGGCTTTGATGCTGGATAAGTATTGGCCGACCTTGGCGTTGTCGTTCTCATCAAAGCCACATTGTTCGTGCAAATGGGCGTGCCAGTTTGCAT